CGTCCGGGGCGGCATCCTGGTTGGGCGAGACGGCGCAGAGATTCTTGGTCCAGTAGGCGTTGTCGAGCGCCTCGCCATTGGCGATGAGCGGGGTCATCGCCCGCTCGAGCAGAAGGCCGAGCGGCGCAAGGGTCGCGGGGTGATAGTCGAGCCGTGGCGCGCCGTCCGCCTCATAGACGAGGAGACCGGCTGCGTTGCTGCGGCTCGCCTGGCTGGCGCGGGCGAAGGTGAAACCGGCCGCCGAAAAGGCGTCCATCAGCGAGGCACGCGCCTTGCGTCCGACCCAATAGCGGCCCTGCCGCAGGTCCATCATCTCGCGGGCGCCCGCCGGCAGCCAGCCGGCGCGCTTGGTCAGCCGCCGCGCGGTGATATAGCCGGGCATGGGATCAGCGCGCCGTGACGAGCGTGATGGAGCGGGCGGCGCCCTGCACGACCGGCGTGGCGGCGCTTCCCGAGCGCAGCTTCACCGCGCGGATCATCAGCCAGTCGGCGATCGGCAGGGCAAGGAAGCGCGACGGCACGACGCTCGACGAGGCGATGGCCCGCTCGGTCGCGTCGTCATAGAGGTCGAAAAACGTCGAGCCGTCGGCCGAGCCCTGGAAGGTGATCGCCGCGGTCGTCCAGGCGGCCGGGAAGATGAGGCCGACGAGACGACCGGTGCCGAGATCGGCCGCGCCCGACAGGCTGGCCCCGGACGCAATGGTGGCGGTCACCGTCGCGAGCTGCGCATTGCCGAAGGCGAGAGGATTGGTCGGCGTGATCGGCGCCCCTTCCTTGTCGGCGAAGGTCGCAAGCGGGAAGAACGGGCCGGTCCCGACGCCCGACTGGTCATAGACCAGCTGGCCAAAGAGGACACCGTTGCCATCCTTGACGCCAATGATTGCGGTGTTCGAGGTCATGTCAGATCCATCCCAGAAGCCGGAAGCCGGTGTTGAAGGGGTTGAAGAAATCGAGCGCGCCATTGCCGGAGGGCTCTTCGCCGTCGGTGTTGTCGCCGCCAAGCCCGACAACAGCGCCGTGGAACAGCGTTTCCTCGCCGAAGCTGCGATGCTCCAGCTCGTAGCGGGCGAGCCTGCCGAGGGGCACGGCGCGCGACTGCGCCAGCGTACGATCCCAGGCGAGCCGGCGCGTCGCCTCGTCGAGATAGAGGCGGCCGAGCGTATCCTCCTCCAGCACGAGAGCGTCGGCGACGAAGATCGTCAGCACGAAGATCTTGGTGCCGAGGTCCAGATCCTCCGGAAGCTGCCAGACGACGGCCGGCCGCGTGTTGCCGCGCCAGACGGAGATATCATTGAACGTGGACGTCATGGTCAGGCCGGCCACTCGACCGCGGCGGCAGCCGCGCGCGCGCCGGCTTCATCGGCGGCATCCTTCACCGTCTTCTTGCCGGCGAGCCGGGCTGCCTCGATCGCGGCGCCGATCGAGGTCCATGCCGCGTCCATGGCGATGACGACCGCGGCCACGGCGGCGACGTCGTCGCCATCGATCCCGAGCGAGGCAGCGAGCAACGGATAGGCCTCGGCCGTCGGCGACGGATCGATCGTCGCCGTCTTGGCCTCCTCCAGCTTGCGGGCATAGGTCATGGCCTGCCCTGCGCCGGGCGTGATGAAGCGCAAGCGCTGCCGCTCGGCCTCGGCGTCGATCGCGGCGCAGAGCGCGGCCTTGAGCGCCGCGAGCGCATCGCCGGTCAGGGGCGGCGGCGCGGGCGGGTCGACGAGGACGCCGTCCACGAGGATCTTGTCCGGCTCCTGCACCCACTGGAACCACAGTTCGGGCGCGATCTCGACAGCGCCGGCGGGCGGCGTCGGGAAGAGATCGTCCGGAAAGAAGCCGGTCGCCCGACCGGCGTCGACTGTCGCGAAAACGCGCATGGGATTCTCCGATCAGTAGCCGATGGCGAACCAGACGCAGGGGACCGACTGCGTGATGGTGATGGGCGAGCCCGAAGAGCCCGTGAGCGTGTCGATGAAGATGTTGCAGCCGGTGCTCGTCAGGCTCGACACCCCGGTCGTCGGCGTATAGCCGTTGGCGACGTTGGCGCCCCGGGTTGGTGTGGCGACGAGCGCGCGGGCTGCCGTAGGGAAGGCGGTCGGGAAGGTGACGGCCACGCTGCTGGTCGTCGCGCCGGCATCCGACGGAACAGTCGCCGTGCCCCACTGAAGCACGATGCCCGACGGCAGTTTCAAATAGCCATTCGTGGCTTTGGAGAAGGCGCCGGTAATCGCCTGCCAGAGCTGCGTCAGGTTGCCGGCGTCCGGCGTCTGACCCGACCCGACGATGGCTGCGACGATCTCGCGCTGGGCATGCTCGATCGCAGCGGCGGGCGGGATCGACCCCTCGACCCCGGTTCCGGGATTGCCGTTGACATAGGGGGCGTCGGGGTCGGGCTGCCCGAAGGGCGCGACATATCTCATCTCAGATCCATCCTGGAAGCTGGAGCATCGCGTTGCTGGCGAGTGATCGATCGAGCGATGAACCCGCCTCGGAATAGTCGAACAACACTTTCGTGTGCGCCGGCCTCAGGCGCTCGAGCCGGCAGGTCAGATCGGTCGCCTTGCCGATCCGCACGAAGGGGTCGACGCCGACCCGGCCGGTGCCGGCGCGAAACCAGCGCACGCGAGCGCCGGAGATGCGGACTGTCCAGTAGAAGCGCATTTCCGGCTCGCCGATCTCCCAGCGCCGGCCGGTATTGCCGACCCGGGAAATGCCACACATGAACGGCGAATATTCCCGGATCGAGACCTCATATCCGAGGTCTTCGGCCAGCTGGAGGAAGAAGGCCCGCGACTGGCCGCCGAGCGTGGTCATGCGCCCATAGAGCGCGCCCTGCCGATCCTCGATCGTCAGCGGCTCGGCGACGCAGGGATCTGGCAGGCCGAACGCCGTCTCCCATTCGCCGAGCAGCTCGATCGTCGCGCGGGGGTCCGCCTCGCGGCCGAGGAGATCGGCGGCGCGGCCGTCGACCCGCGCCCATTCCTCGGCGAGCGCCCGCACCAGCATCATCAAGACGGCGTCGGGGTCGCGCGGCCAGGCGATGCCAGAGGGCAGCAGCGCGGCGAAGGCCTCGCCATAGTCATCGCCCGAGCGGCGCAGCGGCTCAGGCATAGGTGATCACCCCGGGCACGGCGAGATGGCCGGCCGTCGGCATGACATGGTCGGCGAAGGTCAGGACGTGGTGATCCTCGCCGGTCGCGGCCGAGATCGCCTCGCTCACCCATGAGTGATAGATCGTCTGCCCCGGCGCCGCGCGGCGCGCCAGCATGTCGGCGATCGACGCAGCGATGGCGGCGCGCACGGCGGCGCTGTCGGTCACGAGGCTGGCGATCGTGAGGTCGATCGGTTCGGCGATCGGCGCCACCACGAAGAGATCCTTGACCGCGACGGGCCGCACCTCGTCGAGATGCGCGGCGACGGTGTCGAGATCGCCGGCGCCGGGGAAGCCGTCATCCTCGGCGCGCAGATCGTCCATCATGAAGCGGACGGTGACGGTGCCGACGCCCATCTCGAGCGGCGCGCACCAGGCGCGCGTGACGCCCGGCACTTCCAGCGCCCACGCCACATAGTCGTCGGCGTCGCCGCCCATCGGCGGCTTGCGGATGCGGTCGAGGACGCGGGCGCGAAGATCATCATCCGATTCCTCATCAATACCAAGCTCCGCCGCCGTGACGACCGCGCTGGACGCGACGCCGGCGATGGCGCTGCGGAGGCGCAGCGAGCCGCCGACCTCGAGCGAGGCCGCCCCGCCGGCGGTGATGGCCTCAACGTCGATCGCAGTCGGGCCCGAGCCGAGCGTCGCCGGCGCCACCGTCTCATAGAGATAGGAGCCGAACAGCAACTGCGTCCCGGCCGGGATCGCGGTGCCGGCCGTGCCGGTCATGGTCACGGTGCCACTCGCGAAGGTCGCGGCCTTGCGGCCGCGCCGCAGCCAGATATTGGCGTGCCGCTCCAGCCATTCGGCCTCCGCGGTGTCCGGGAGCATCTGACGCCCGAGCCATTGCAGATAGGCATGCGCCTCGAGCGCAAGCCCGGCATTGGCCTCGGAGATGACGCGCAGATTGCTGTTCGGCACCGCGGCATCGGCACCGGGCAGGCGCGATGTCACGTCGTCGCGGACCCGGGCGCGGATCTCGCGGAGCGTCGGCAGGGTGAAAGGCATCAGCGGGCGATCTCTGACCAGAGGCTTTCGAAGCGGAGGTCGACGGCCCGCGCGGGGCCGCGATAGGCGGTGACGGTGCCGCCGATCATGGAAAGGCCGAGCCGCTCGAGCGCGACGTCGACGCGCGAGACGATGCGGCGCTCGACGAAGGGCGCCAGCGCCTCCCGGCAATAGGTCTCGGCACGGCCCACTGTCTCGGCAGTGATCTTCTCCCTGGCGAGCAGCCAGAGCCGCGAGCCGATCGGCCAACCATTCCACAGCCGCTCGGCCTCATAGTCCGCCCACCAGCCGCGCCGGTCGGCGCCGCCGTCGGGAATGACGTCGTCGGCGAGCGCCAGCCGGTCGGTGAGCAGCGCGATGCGGAACGCGGTCGCGAGCTCCTCGCCGTCATCGAGGCTGCCGCCCGGCGCGATCAGCCAGTCGGCTGTGATCGCCTCGGGCGAGACGGTCTGGACAGTGCGGATATCAGTCATTGTCCTGATCCGCCCTAGACCGGCGCGCCCGTCGTGCCGGTGCCAGGCGTCACGCCCGAATGGGCATGGCTGGCGCCGACATTCTTGCCGTTATGCGTGAGGCTGGCGCCGGTGATGGTGACGGCGCCGTTCACGGTGAGATCGCCCTCGATCGTGATCGCCGAGCCGCTGATCACGATGCCCGAGCGCGTCAGGTGCACCTTCTGGCCGATATCGTCATAGAGAGCGATCTCGCCATCCTCGAGCCCCTGCAACCGATACTGCCGGTCGGCGACGGCGATGATGATCGGATGGCTGCGATTGCCGGTCGGATAGACGACGACAGCCTCGGCGCCGGCATGCGGGCGCGCGGTAAAGCCGTAGGGCTCCATATGCTCTGCGCCCTCGTGCCGCTCGCCGGCCAGTGCCTCGATATCGAGATGCTGCAGCTTCGTCTGCCTGGCGCGCGACGACACCGCCTTGACCACGCCGCGCGAGGCGCCGAGCAGCGCCCGCCGTCCGGCATCGCGTTCGGTCATTCTCATGCGGTTGTCTCCGGCGCGCGCGGGTTCCAGAGCGCGGCCGAGAGCGACGTGTCCTCGACGTCGTCGCCTTCGGTGGCATCGGGCTCACTGCCGTCTTCGGTCTCGGGAGTGGGCGCATCGGCGGCCGGTGCCGACAGCGCAAAGGCCTCCGGTGTCATGAGATCGAGATTGGTTACTGTGCCCGATCCGTCCGATTGCAGGAATTCGACCGCCGCGATCAGCATGTCGCGATCAACGAGCAGCATCGGCGAGGTCAGCTTGACGGTCGTGCCGACCGCCCAGAGGGCGCCGTCGCCGGTCAGCCACCCTTGCACCGTCACCTGCGCCGTCGTCTGGGCAGCGGCGGCCTCCGCCATCTCGCGGTTCGCCCGCGCCTTCATGTCTTCCTGGTCGCCCGGCGCCTCGAGCACGATCACCTTCGGCCGCGGCACCGGCAGCGGCATGCCGCTGTTCTTTGCCACCGCCTTCTGGTTGGCGACCGCGGCGCCCGAGGCCTCGTCATCGCCGGCCGCCTGGCCGAACACGAACAGCTCCGATGGCGTCTGGCTGAGATCGATGGTCGCCGTCGCGGCGAGGATGTTGACGCCCTCGACGAGGCCGATCGGCGCGCTGTCTTCGGTCTTGCTGGCCAGCACCAGCTCGCCTTGGGCATTGTCATAGAGATGGAAGCCGCGCAGCCGCGCCAGCCGCTCCAGCACCTCGAACACGCTCTCGCCGACCTGCGCCGAGACGTTTGCGAAGGGCGCGCCGAGATCGCCGATCACCTTGAGCCCGATCTCATAGGGCGCGAGCAGCGACCGCGCGATCTCGTCGAGCGTGTAATCGGTAAAGGGTCCGGCCGGCGCCCCCTCTTCCGTCACCGCCGCCGCCTCGATCGCCGCCGCCGTCTTGCTGCGGCCCTGGATCTCGACGCCATGCGACTCGGCGTCATAGCCGGCCTGGCGGACGTCGACGAAGCCGTCGAGAACCTGCATGCCGCCGAGCTTGACGCGGATCGGGTCGCCCGGCCGGATCTGCCAGCCGAGCACCTTGCCGGCGCCATTGGTCGGTTCCGTGATCGCGAGGCGGAAACGGCCGGCCATGTCCTGGACGGAGCGCGTGACCGCGATATCGGTCCAGCCTTCGAAGATCCGGCCGTTGCAGAAGACCTGGCAGAGGTCGCGGCCGGCGGTCGGCATCATGGCCGGCGTGAGGGGTGCATTGCTCATGCGGCGAGCGCCCGGCCCGAGGTCGGCATGAAGAGCGGATGCTGCACGCGGTTGCCGCGCGCCAGCTCATCATGCCGCGAGGCGTCGGCATAAAGTCGGTGCGCCAGCACCAGCGCCGGCAGCGAGGCCGGCGTTGCGTAGTCGACGAGCCGCGGCAGCGGCAGCGCGGTCTGCGAGAGATGCCGCTGCACGGCGGTGAAGAGCGCCGTCAGCGCGCGCATGACGCCGAATTCCTGCACTTGCGATGCATCGTCGAGCAGCTCGTCGAAGGCCGTGATGAGCCCCGAGCGCGCCGCGTCGACCGCGTCGCGATCCGTGAAGGTCACGCCGGCGAGCCGCCGCGCCTCGGCGATCAGCGCCTGCCGGCGGAAGGAACGCCGCGTCCAGATGGCGAGCGTGCCATTGGCGAGGGACTCGGTGGCGGCGACGCGCACGGCGCGGAAGCTCGTCGCCGGAACGCCGGCGGCGAGCGCCGCGTCGAAGAGCCCGGCCAGCGTCGGCCCGAGCGTCTGCTGGCGGAAGCCCGCCTCGAGGCTTGCCTGGAAGCGCGCGACGGCGCGGCGAAGATCCGAGGCCGGCTGGCCGCGCGGGCCGCCGCGCACCAGCAGCTCGTCGGACAGCACGACGGCGAGGTCGATCGCCTCGGCAAGATCGCGGATTGCGGTCATGGAGCAATGACCCCTGCCATTGGACTGTCGGCGACGCTGGCTTTCGCGCCCTCGGCGGCACTCGTCACCGCCGCGGCGGTGTCGGTCGCGACGGCCGCCGTCACCGGCGAGCCAGCCTCGAGGAAATCCATGTCGAAGGTCGCATAGCCGCCTTCGTCCTTCGTCTCGACCGAGGAGAAGTTGGCGCACACGACGAGGTCCTCGCCGAGCACCGGCAGCACCAGCAGCCCCGGCCCATCGGCCTCGAGCACACCGATCAGCAGCCGCGCGACGAGGTCATAGTTCGCGCCGATGAGATAGCCGCGCACCCGGTAGGCGCGCATGCGGCGGCCCATGTCCTCGGTATAGCCGCTGTTCCGCTTCGGATATTCATGCGGCGCTAGGCGCCGGCCACCGGCGATCTCATTCTCGTCGACATGGAACGGCACCGCCCGGAAAAAGGCCGGGCGCAGACGATCTCGCCAGCTCATGCGGGGATCCTCAAGCCAGTGCGGGCTTCATCGCCCGGCCGGTATCGAGATTGACTTGTCGGAAGATTCCCTTGCCCGAGGCGCCGACCCGCGTGCCGGCCGGCACCCCGTTCGGGAAGCGGATATCGACGGAGGCCGAGCCCTCGACCTTGCCGCGGGACTGTTCCTGATGGCGCCGAAGGATCTGCGATCCGTTCCTCAGTCGCGTGTTGGCACTGTCATCGCCGTAGCGAATGAAACCCTTGAGTGCAGCGTTCGCTTCGCCGATCGTCCGAGCCCGAAGAAGCGCCCGGGCGGCAGCCTTGCCCGCTTCCCCATAAATCGGATTGGTCAACTCCTGTCGCAGGAACCCTATCTGTGCGGTGAAGGAATTGGGGTTCAGTCCCCTGCCCGCCGCCCACCGCCGAAGGTTTGCCCAGCGGGAACCACGCCACTGCATGAGGCCATGCGCGCCTTCTTTCCGGTTGAAGGAGTTCGGGTTGAAAGACGACTCCTGCTGGAGATTTCCGGCGATGGCGGCCGCCTGGACCGAAGAGAAACCGCTCTGCCGCAGAAGCGCCATGGCGCGGTCGGCGCCGGCGGCCATGTTGGCCGGGACGGCACCAGGCAGACCCGCGAAGCCAGCGCCGCCACCGCCGCCGCCATAAGAGGCCTGCCAAATCCGTCCAGCACCGCCCCCTACTTGACCAGCGCCTACGCCGAAGCGCGCGAAGGCGAGGCCGAGCCGCTGAACGAAGCTGTCCGCCGCCGAGGCGCCGATCTTCTTGCCGATCTCGTCGGCGTTGCGGCGCATCGTCCGCGCCAGCACCGTCTGGATCGCGGCGACCGAGCGCAGCGCCAGGAAGCGCTGCCGCGTCATTGCCGCGAAACCTTCCGGATCGGCCTTGTCTTCGCCGCCCTGCTGCCAGCGACGGATATCGGCGTCGAGTCGGTCGGCGCGCGACTGTTCGAAGGCGAGCTGCCTGCGCAGTTCGGCTTCGGTCGGGATATCGCTGGGGCGAGCGCGGGTCGACCGATCGTCTGGCGGAGAGTCGATTATGCCCATCGAACGGCGGCCTGTGACCGGCGATCTGGCCGCATTGTCGCCGAAGAGTTTCTTCAGCGCTTCGGCGGGCGTCTGGTCCATCCATTCGGGATGCGGCGCGTCCCAAAGCAACGCGCCGAGACCAAGAATGAAGCCCTTCATCCCACCCCCACCACCGCCCATTTTCAGCGCGACAAGGGCGCCTAGGACAGCCGGCCACCCGCCCACCGATTTGACGGCACCGACAAGTTCCAGGACCGACGACGCGATATCTTGAAAAGCCTGCGACACCTTCTGAAGCTCGGGCCAGAGTTCGGAGAAGAACTTCCGGCCCTTGTCGGAATTCAGCCATGAGCCGAGGCTTCGAAGCGAGCCGCCGACGCTGATCGCGATCTCTTTGAAACCCGCGACGATATTCTCGCGATTTTCGGCAACGAAGTTTGCCAGCTCCTCAAGCATCGGGTTGACGACCGGCAACGCCGCCGCGGCCATCCGGTCCCTGAGACCGATCCACGCCAGGCCGATATTGTCTACCGCATCGCCGTAGCGGGCGGCTTCGCGATAGGTCCCCGGCCCGAGCAGTCCCTGAAACTTGATGACTTCCTTGATCGTCTCCCTGAGATCGTCGGGACCATCGGCGAAGAAGCGTAGGAATTCCTGCGGCAGGCCTGCGGCCTTAATGAGCGCGGCGCGCTTGGCCGGGTCAGCGGTCTTTGAGATCGCGTCGGAGAGCAGCAGGAAGGCGTCGCCGGTCGAGCCGACCTGCTTGAATTGGGCGGCAAGCGCCGGATTGGTCTTTCTGAGGTAGTTGTAGAAGGCGCCCTGATTCTGCTTCAGCCGACCGAAGCTGACATTGAACTTCGTGAGGCCGGCACCAAGCGCCTCTTGCGTGACATTGTAGCGCTTCGCGACGCCCTGCAGCGTCCGCAGCGCGTCTCCACTGATGCCGATTTGCTTGGCAAGAGCGGCCGTGTCGTCGAGCGCATCGGCTACATCCTTGCCGAACTTTACAAAGGCGGCGCCGGCGGCGCCAGCAGATGCTGCCGCGCCGATCGCACCCCAACGGATAGATCGGCCAAGCGCAAAGCCGAGCCGGTAGCCCGCTCGCTCGGCAAAGCTCATGTCGCGCGCCAGCTTCTGAAACGTCGACGTGCGCCCGGTCGAATCCATGACCGTCTTCAGGCGGCGAAGTGCCGGCGTCAGCCGGTCTTTCATCTCCGCGATCAGGCGCAGGCGTTCATCGGTCATGGGCTTCTTCCTGCATCAGCGCCAGCGTCGGCGCGACGAGCTCGGCCAGCGCCGAGAGAGGTTCGGAATAGAAGGCGGTCGGCGCGCAGTGATAGAACCGCGCTAGACGGCAGCAGAGCTGGAGCGGATCGTCGCCGGCATCAGAAAAAAACCGGCGACGGTCCAGGCGCAGACAGACCAGTCATGCGCCGGCAGCTTCTCGACGGTCGAGAGCGGCACCCCGGCCAGCGTCGCGATCATCTTGTTCATCTTCGCCTCGTCGAACCGCACATCGTCGATCGACTGTGTCGCCGGGTTCCAGATGACAGGGTTGCCGCAGCGGGCGATGTCGCCGCCGGTCGGCTCGCGGAAGACGAGCTCAGTCAGAGGCTCGCCATGAGCCTCGATCGGCCTGGACAGAGATACTCTAGCCTTGTCGTCGGCGGCGGGGGATGGTTCGATCATAGAGTCCTCGGAGGAAGGAATGGGCCAAATCTCAATCTGGCACTGGCTGTTGATTATCGTCGCCTCATGCGCGACGGGCGCAATCGCCGCAGTCATCACACGGTGGATCTCGGGGCCGTTTTGGAAGCGATGGACCGCCTACTCGATCATCAGCTTGGTAATCATCGCCGTGATCGCGGCGGTCGCGGTGTAGCGTCGACTAGACTCCGCCAAAGCCGCTGCTAGGTTGCCACCATAGGGAGTAATGGGATGGCGAAGTGCGCATACTGCGGCCGCTCTGGATGGCTGCTCTCAGTCAACACCTTAGGGGTGTGTAAGGCTTGCTCGCCGGTCGTCGCCCTAGCGATCGAAGGGCATCGCCGTGTTCTCATCGAGTCTGAACGGATTGTGCAGACTACATCGAACACCAAGACACGAATTTCTCGGCTAAATACCATCCTAGATCATTGCCTCGCCCTAAAGGCCAACTACGCAGACAAAGGCGTTAGAATTTCTTCGGAGATTGATCCGGCCATCCAAAGCGCTCGCGAACAACTTTCCGAAGCCATCAGAGGCGAGTTGATGGACATCGTTTCAACAGCGCGTCGGAAGAGCGAGGACGCCATCTCAGACACATCGAAGCTCGGCGCATATAACAAGGCGATCGAGTCGGCATCCTCGCTTGATGAATACCATCACGTTGGAGACGATTTGGTCGAATCAGTTATTACAGCTTTACGCAATGAACGAGACGACTTGCGCTTTCAGCTACTCACCTCAAAAGCTGAAATTGAGGTTTCGAAGAAGAAACCCAAGAAAGCAATAGAAATATACATCGAGACTATCGCGATGTTCGAAAGCAATTCACGCTTCGTATCGCGCTTGGCGGCAGCTCGCCAACGTATCGACGCCCTGCAAGGGCCGTCGCGCGAGCTTCCTAGCGCGTAGTTCCTTCGCTTCGACCGACGACGTTCAGACTACAGCCAGCGTGCGCTCTTCCCCTGGAACACGACCGAGACCTGCGCATCACTGGCATTGACCTCATGCGCCGACGAGGTCCAGGCATTGCTGAGCAGCGCCGTCTTGCCATTGTTGAGCTCGGCCGTGACCGTCGCATCCTTGATGGCGCGAAGCTCGTCGAGCGACAGCCCGTCGCTGTCGGTGAGGTCGCAGGAGATCTGCGGCACGCGCGGCCGTTCGAGATAGCCGTGGACGCCGTCCATGCCCGCGACGCCCTCGCGTTCGAACATGTCGATCGAGACGTTCAGATTGCCGCGCAGCTGATACTGGCGGCCATCGGCCTTGATGTAAGCGATGCCGCCGAGGCCCTTCAAAGGCATGATCGGTTCCTTTCAGGAGAGGGAGGGCGACGGCCGGTCAGGCGGCGTCGGTATACTGCAGGCGGAACTGCGCCAGCACGGCGAACATGCGCAGCTGGTTCACGAGATCCGGCGGATAGAGCACGTTGACGCGGTTCGGATTGCCGCTGTCGCGCTCGACGACGAGATGCGCAGCGAAGGCGTCCGTGTTTTCGACGAGGCCGTTGAACTCGTCGGCCTGATACTGCGCCACCAGCTCGGCCCGGATGATGTTCGGGGTCACGATCGCCTGCCCGGCGCCGAAGCTGGTGCCGTCATTGGCGAGCTTGTGCCGGCCATACTTGGACGTGATCACGCGCTTCTGGTTGCGGAAGAGCCGCGCCAGCGTCGCCAGCGTCGTGACGAGGTCATAGGCGCCGTCGGCGACGCCCTGCGGATTGGTCAGATAGCCGGTCGCCTCGCGGGCGATCCGCACCGTGCCGTCGCTGTCGATGCTGGTGACCGCGATGCCGGACTTCACCAGCGTGTTGCGCTCGAGCCCGGAGAAGCGCTCACCCTTGGCGGCCGGCGTGACGCCGGCGAGCGCCAGCGTCTGCAGCGGCCGGGCCGGATCGTTCAGCAGCGCCCGCGCCGCCTGCGCCGCATAGGCCGCGGCGACCTCCCAGACGGGAGTCGGCGTCGCCACCTCGACGCCGAGGATACTGGTCACCGCCTCGTTGCGCGCGCTGCCCAGCGTCACGAGCGCGGAATAGGTGCCGCGCGCCGCCGAGAAGATGTGGCCGTAGAGCTGGCGCAGCCAGCCCCAGCGCCCGGCATCGCCGAAGCCGAACTCGGCCTCGATCGCGGCGAGCGAGGTCGAGTCCGTGAAGGGGAAGGCGACATATTCGTAGGGATCCTCGCCGAGCGCCGCGATGGCGTTGGCGAGCGACGGCGCGGCGGTGCCGCCCGACATCGCGGTGATGACAGCGCCGACGCCGGCCGGCAGCGCCTCGCCGGCGGCGACGCCGCCGAGATTGAGGCCGATATGGATGTCATTGCCGGTGAGGCCCTTCCAGCGCGCGGTGAGCGCGACCGTGCCGGTCGTGTTCACGGCAGTGACGGGCAGCGTCGTCATGGCGTTGATCGCGGTCGCCAGCGCGGCGCCGATCGTCGTCGCCGAGGCCGCGGCGGCGACGGCGATCTGCACCCGCTGCCCGGCGATATAGACGCTGAGCGTGCCGGCGGCCGTGGACGGGCCGGTGAGAGCGATCGAGCCCGTCGCAGCGTTGCCGGCGGAAGGCTCGACGACGGGCAGGCACCACAGCTCGGCTGCCTGGTTGTTCTTGAAGAAGGCGGCGACCATGCGCTCGAGCTGCGATCCGACGCCGAACAGCACCTGCGCCTGCGCCAGGCTGCCGACCACGACCGGCGTATCGGCGGTGGCCGTGCCGGCGGCGAGCATCTGGCCGATCAGCAGCGCCGGCTGGTCGAGGATCTCCTGGCCGGCGCGCGAAGGGTCGACCTCGACATAGTAGAGCGGCAGCTTGAAGTCCGCCGCGATGGCATTGAACGAGATGGGCATGGTCGCGCTCCTGTCGGCGGCGATCGGGTGAAAGTGATCAGTCGGCCTTAACCGCGCGCGGCTTGGCCGGCTTGGTCGCGGTGGCGTCGCCGTCGCGCAGGCGGCGGTTCCAGAACACGTCGTGCGGATCGACCTCGACGCCTTCGACAGGGTCGACGATCTCGCCCGCCGGGCCGCGAAGCGGCACCGCCGGGTCGGCGGGATAGAGGCGCATGGTTCTGTCCTTCAGGTCGGGAGGTCGTAATCGGTGCCGAGCCGGTCGCCCGGCGTGCGCAGGCTGACGCTGCCGAACGTATCGGCGACGCGCGGCGGCCAACTGGTGCGATAGGTGACGGTGAAGCTCGTCTCGACGATCGCGGCCAGATAGGCCTGGTCATCGAAGCGAACGCGCTGCGTCACGTCCGAAACGCCCTCGATCAGCGCCAGCCATTCCGGCGCCTCGAGCAGCGTTTCGAGGATCTCGGCGGAGGCCGCCGAGGTCTTGTCGTCGAGGTCCGCCGCCTTGTCGGCGCGAAGCACGCCGGAGACGTTGAGCACGGCCTCATGCACGAAGCTCGGCTCGCCATGATTGGCATCGCCGTCCGCGGTCATGCGCTGGCCGGTCAGATAGACGAGCAGGCAGGGCACCTCGCTCGCCTGCGGCGGCATGACCGGCGTGCGCCGAATGCGCGCCTTGGCGCCGGGGCGACCGGGCGGCGCATACCGCACGAGCGTCTCCAGCTGCACGATCGCCGCATCGCGGATCTGGCGGTTGAAATCGGTCACGGGCTGCTGATCTCGGCGAGCACGAGCTTGACGTCACCCTCGCCGTCGGGGCGCACGTCCATGACGACGAAGCGCCGCGACCGCTCGGTCACGCGGAAGCCGAGGCGCTCGGTGTCGTCCTTGATGATGTCGACATAGACCTCGTCTTCCTGCGCCGGCAGCGTCTCGAATTCGGCGCGGCGGATGCCGAGCGTCGGCGCCGCCGTGGTGACGTCGCCGTCCGCCATCTGGATATCGACGGTCGGCATGCGCAGATCGCCCCGCCCGAGGAACGGCACGCCGCCCCTCGGGAGAAAGGCGACCGGCCGGGCGAATGCCGCCATGGCCGGCGCCAGCACGAGGCGATCGAAGTCCATCAGCCGGCCGTCAGGATAAGCTTGATGCGGACCGTGGCCGAGGGGTTCACCGCGGCGGCGACCGCGACGCCGACCAGCGTGTTGCCGGACGCCGTCTTGTTGAGCTCCTTGTTGGTGTTGTCCCAATAGAGGAGATCGCCGACGGCGATGGCGAGCGCCGAGGTCTTCGGCAGCTCGAAGACGCCGCTGGTCTTCAGCGCGAAATCGACGCCGACGGCCGCCGTCTGGCTGGCGACGCCGAAGATGCCGGCGCCGATCAGATAGGCCGTGCCCGAGACGACGCCGCCCGAGGGAGCGGCAAGGGTGAGCGTGTCACCCGGCTGGATGTAGTTCTTCATGATGATGATCCTGATGAGGAGAAGGGTCAGCGGGCGGCGTCCGGCCGCCCGCGAGGATCACGCGCCGGGGTTCTTGTAGAGGCCGCGCCAGTGCAGGCCCTTCACGCCGGCGTCGATGCGGACCTTGTACTCGCTGCCGTCGACGCTCCAGCCCATGCGCTGTTCCATCACCGGCTCGCGCTGGCCGTTGAGATAGGTCACCTCGATCGTATCCGTCTGCGCCGGATCGGCCGCGATGTACCAGGCGGTGCCGGTCAGGCGGCCGTCGCTGATCGGCGTCGCGATGTTGCGCACCGCGTTCGGCGGGCGGCCGGCATCGCCGGGCGTCGTCTCGGCGGTGATGACCTTGATCGCGAGATCGAGCAGCTCCGGCGGCACAAGGATGAACTTCGGCTTGACGCCGATGCCGGTCGCGATGCCCGCATCGTCTTTCTGGCGCGACATCGCGGCGCGCGCCGCGCCGAGCGAGGCCTCGGAGATCACCGAGCCCGATCCGGCCAGATTGCCATGCGTCGCGTGGAACAGAGCGACGCTGTCCTGCATGGTCGGGTTGGAGGTCAGCACCGCATAGACCAGCGAACCGATCGTGCGCTTTGCGGCGCGGCCCATCTTCATCGGGACCTTCGAGAACTGGTCGAGGTCGTCATTGATGATCGCCTGCCGCGAGATGGCAAACATCTTGCCATAGGTCGCGACCTGCACGGTGACGCCGCTGTCGCCGATCGTGGCATAGGTGTATTCGCCAGCCTCGATCACCTTGTCGAGGTTGGGGAAGAGCCCGAGATCGACGCGGTTGACCGGGCGGAAGTCCGACGCGGTGCCCTCGCCGGTCCACTGTTCGAAAGTCTCTTCTGCCTCCTGGTAGCCGGTGAGCAGCGCCTTGTAGGCGACCGACGACAGCACGTTGCCGAAATCCGACGTCGAGTGATAGCCGGGGCCGGCATTGCGCAGCGTGAAGGCGGTGCCGATCATCTCGAGCCGGTCCATCGCGCCGGAGCGGATGTTGCGGAGATCGAGCGAGGCACGCGCCAGCTCGGCGAGCGTCAGGCCCGAGAATTCGTTGCGCACGCCGCCTTTCATGCCGGCGCGTGCCATCAGGCCTTCGGTCGCGCCCTTCTGCCACTTGTCGACGGCGTCGAGGGTGACGCGGTTCTGGCTGCGCGTCGGCGACTCGTTGCCCTGATCATTCTCGGCCGTCTCGGCCAGCTTGTTGATGATCTTGGCGTTCGCCTCGGCCAGCGTATGGCCGGCGGCGACGAGCTCGGCGGCGAACTCGGCCGGCAGCTTCGCGGCGCGCACCGCGGCGCCGATCTGGGCGACGCGCTCGCGCTCCTCGCGGACGGCGGCGGCGCGGATGTCGGCACCGTCCGGCGCTTTGGCGCGGGCGACGATCTTCACCTTGGCGTCGTCGAGCGACAGCCCGGCATCGATCAGCTCGTCGGCGACGTCGTCGCCGAGCTTCGCGTCGCGCACAGCGGCGCGGATCTCGGTGATGCGCTGCCGCTCCATGCGGGCGGCCTCGGCGCGGGCCGCGATGATCTCGGGCGCCGCCTGGTTCGGGTCCATATGAAACTCCTCTCTTTGATCGGCGGAGGCCGAGGAACTCGCGCGCTTGGCGCGGAGCTTGGGCGGCGCGATCAGACGCGCCATGGTTTCCGGGTCGAGGGTCGCGCAGGCGGCGACCTTCCGTGACTTTTCGATCTTGTCGGCGAAGCCTTTGGCGACGGCATCCTTGGCCGAGAGATACGTCTCGGCGGCCATCATCGCCTCGATCTCGGGACGGGCGAGGCCGGTCCGCTTGGCATAGATGTCGAGCATGACCGACTTCATCCGGTCGATCTCGTCGGCCAGGGCGCGCAGCTCTTCCGAGCTGCCGCCGAAGGCCATCACGAACGGGTCGTGGATCATGATCGACGCATTGTCGGCCATGATGATCGTGTCGCCGGCCATCGCGATGATCGAGGCGACCGAGGCCGCCATGGCATCGATATGCATCTCGATCGTCTTGCCGCTGGCGCGCAGCGCGTTGAAGATCGCGAGGCCTTCCTGCACCGATCCGCCCGGCGAGTTCAGGTGGCAGACGATCGTCTCCTGGTCGGCCAGCTCGGCGAGCGAGGCCATGACATCGATCGCGCGCAGCGTCGTGCCGGGATCGTTCCACGGGTCGACGATGCCATAGAGCATCAGCTCGCCGTTGAGGACGAGGGAGTTGGCGCCGTCCATCGGGCAGCTCCTATTGCGGGGTCTGGGCGAGGCCTGCCGCGCTCGTCTTGCGCGGGTCGCTGTCGAGCACGAGGCCGAGCTTGTCGGCCCGCTCATTGTCCGCCTTGATTTCGGCGTCGATATCTTCCGGCTCGTAGCCGAGCTTGCGGACTTCGCTGCTGCGCGACGACAAACCAGACCGGATCGCCTGCTGCGCCGCACGAATATCATTCGCCGGGTCGATCATCTCGCGACGCGGCGGCGTGCAGTCGACGCGGTAGGGCTCCGAGGACATGGTGACGGCCCGCACGGCCTCATTCGCCCAGCGCATCACCGGGTCCATCATGCCCGGGATCAGCATGTTCCAGCGCCAACCCTCGACCGCCCGCTGGAATTCCAGCCAGCCCATGCGGCCCGACGAGAAATTGACGCCGGTCAGGTCGCCGGTCATCGCCTCATAGGGAATGTTCATGCCGGTCGCGATCTCGCGCAGCACCAGCATCGAATAGGGCCCGAAATCCTGCGACTGCGGCGGCGTGGCGAAGCTGATGTCCTCGCCCTCGCCAAGCCGCTCGATCATGCCGGGCTCGAATGTCTCGATCGGATAGGCGTTCGTCACCGGCGCTCCGTCCGGGCCGGCCGGTTGCTGGGCATAGCTTTCGCCCTGCCCATTGTCCTTGATGAAGGCCGCGAAGCACGCCGCGATCTTCTGTTTCATGAGCTGGGCATCGGAGAGATCGGCGAGGTCGTGCAGCCGCGTGATCACCGGCGCGAACCAGGTGACGCCGCGCACCTGGCCCGGCCGGTCGACGCGGTAGACATGCGTCACGAAGTCGGCCGAGACGCGGTTGCCACGGTAGCCGCTGAAGCCCCGCATATCGCCCGGGTGCTGGTCGAACAGGTAATAGGCGACGCGTTGGCCGCGGAGGTCGAACTCGATGCCCTGGACGGCATAATTGCCGTTGCCGAGCGGCCCGTCGACATTGGTGTCGAGGAAGTCCGGCTCGAGCACCTGAAGCTGCAGCGGCAGCGGCAACCCGTCTTCGGCGCGCCGCACACGGCGCCGGATCAGGACCTCTCCGGCCTCGACGATCGTCGCCATCGCCAGCGCCTGCAGGCCATAGATGTTCAGCCGCCCGTCGGCGTCGATCGCCGTCGTCTCGAAATGGTCGCGGATCAGCCCCTTGATGCGATCCTGCCGCGCCTGCCGCGCCGCCTTGACCGACAGCACGATGCCGGCGCCGACGACATTGGCGGGGATGACCGCCTTTGCCCGCGCGGCGAAGGCATTGTTGCGCACGAGGTCGCGCGCCACGTCGCGGAGCCGCCCATTCGCGAGGAACGTCTCGGCATTGGCATCGGTCGTGACGGCCCGCCAGCCATCCGTGCGGCGGCTGCGGCTCGCGCCTTCGAACAGGTTGCGGATGCGGTCCGCCCGGGCGATCCGCGCCCTCGCGTCCATACGCGCCGCGCCGATCGAGGGGAAGGCGAAGCTGATCGCCCGGTCGAGCCAGTTGTCTTTCGCCATCAGAAGCCCGACCGGAAGGTAGCGACGGTGCGGCGCCCAGGCACCGGAATGCCGAGCTGCCGCCGCAGCGCGTTGCGGATCGCGATCATCTCGGCGAGGCTGCGATAGTCGACCGACTTGCCGTCATAGGTGACGCGGGTCGCGCCACTGGCGATGGCTTCCTCGATCGCGTCCAGCCGGCGCCGGTCGTCAGCCTCGGCCATCAGCTCACTCGGTCGCGGCGTCGACGGTGCCGGTGGCGGCGGCGGAGAGCACGCGCGGCGCTTCCTCGCCCGCCTTCAGCGCCTTGACGGCGGTCGCGCTGCCATTGCCGTCGACCACGGTCACGACGAGATCGCCATCGGCGATCGCCTTCTTGACCACGGCGTCCGGCACCGACTCGCGCGGCAGGCGCAGATAGGCCGAGCCCGGATCGGTCGGGCAGCCCGGCCAGGTCCAGCGACCCGACGAATGCAGGGTCAGCACGCCGCTGGCGCGCGCCTCGATCTGAGCCTCGTCGAGCTCGCCTTCTTCGAAAAGGGGACGGCCAGCGTCCTCGTCAGCGATCGCGGTCTTGTCGGCCTTGGCCATCGTCATCTCCTTGGTTGCAGCCAGCCGCCGCGCGGGCGGGTCGGCTTGAGCATGGACTCGGGTCGGGCGGTCGGTTCCATCGCGAGCGGCGGCGCTGCCCGCCGCGGCGGTGCAGGGGGCGGCGCCTCTGCCTCGGGCTTTGGCAGCCCGAATTCGAGGCTGGCATCGATCCGCCGCGGCAGCGTCTTTCGCGCCGCGAGGGCATAGACAAAGGTGTCGAGCGCCTCGTTGCGCTTGCCCTCGGGCAGCACCCACACGGCATAGCTCTGGCCGCGCTGGCGGCGAACCTCGCGATGCTCGGAGGTCAGCTGCTCGTAATAGTCGAGGCCGAACCCCTCGCCGGCTCTGAAGTGAATCATGCCGGGGCGGCGCGCCTCGCCGTCCTCGATCTCGATCCGGAGCCGCCCATAGATGGCGTCCTTCGCGGTGTCGACGCCGACCGGCCAGAACTGTTCGCCCGTCTTCGATCGCCGCGCCTGGTTAGGCCAGATCGGCCAGGCGCCCGCGCGGCCCTTGATCGCAAAGATCCGCCGGCGACGCCGGGCTCTCGTGAAGGCATAGACTTGCGCCGCATGATGGCCGCCGGTGTCGATCGCGGCTGCGGCGACGCGGAGCGTGACGCCGTCGCGCCGCCTGAAGGTCGACATCAGCAGCGCGTCGAGTTCAGCCCATGCCGCCGGCTGCGCCGGATCCTGGTGGATCACTTCATAGAGGAAGGGCGCGCATTCCTCGTCGGGCCCCCACGCTATCCCCTGCGCCTCGAGGCGGTTGCCCTGCACGTCCACGCCGAAGGTGATGACCTCGACCCAGTTCGGGAGATCCTCCGGGCCTAAGGTCTCGGCCCGCGCCATCAGGCGCTCGCCGTCGACCTTCTCACGCCCCGAAGGCTTCCAGAGTTCGGCGAGCGCCGTGTTCGTGAACTTCTTCATCAGCTCCGGGTCACCCCGGGCGATGTTGAATTCGGCGACCACGTCGGACAGGCGATGCCGCCGCGACATCAGCTTCGAGATGACGAAGCCGGCATGCCCGCCATAAGGCGCTGGCTTGCCGCAGATGCCGCAGAGCGAGCGGCCCTGCGGTGTCCATGCCTTCGGCTCCTGCCGCTCGCCGCAGCAATTGAAGAGCCGCGTCTGGCGCCATCCATGGTCCGGCAGGTCGGCCAGCGCGTCGAGCGCTCTCAGGCGGTCGCCCTCGCTCCAGACGACGCCGCATTCCGGACAGGCGATGCCGGCCGTCTCCGGCAGCGGGTCGCCGAAGCTGTCCTTCTCCCAGACGACATACCGCCACAGCAGCTCGAAGCGGTGGCTGCAATGCGGGCACGGGACGAAGCACCGGCGCTGGTCACTGGCGCGATATTCGCGGCCGATGCGCGACGTGTCCTCATTGGTCGGCGAGCAGGCGCGCAGGAACTTGGCGCGGCCGAGCGCCCGGAAGGTCGAGGCGCGTTCCTCGGCCAGATAGAGCGGATCGCCTTCCGTGCCGGCCGAGGCCGGGTATTTGTCGACCTCGTCGCTGACGATCACCCGCTTCGGTCGGGAGGCGAGATCCATCGGCGAGTTGGCGCCGACGAAGTCGATCGCGCCGCCGGCGAATTCCTTGTGATCGAGCGTGTTCCGGTCGCGGAACGGCGCCAGCGCCGTTTTCAGCGCGGGCGTGACATCGACCGTCGGATCGAAGCGCTCTTTCGAGAAGCTGATCGCCGCGCCCTGCGTCGGCTGCACGAACAGCACCGCCGAAGGATCCTGCACCGCGTAATAGGCGGTGGCGTTGAGCAGCCACTCCGTCTTGATCACCTGCGTCGCCGCCATCGCGGTGACGGTGTGCGTGTCGCGCTCGGTCACCGCCAGGTGCAGGCCGATGCCGCAGGGCTGCGCCTTCGTCTTCCAGCGCCCGGGCGACGCCGACGTCTTCGACGAGACGAAGCGGAAAGCGTCCGACCACTCGACGAGGTTAAGCCTGGCCGGCGGCCGAAAGACTGAACGCGCCTGCCTCAGCCGTGCTGCCAGCGCCGAGGGTCCGATCTCTGTCTCGAGCAGGCTCATGGAGGTCTCCAAGCGCTTCGATGATCTCCGCCTGCAGCGCGTCGTCGATCGCCGCCGTGCCGAGGCCGACGAGGCTCGCCGCGATCTTGCCGGGGATGGTCAACAGCCGTTCCTTGATCGCCGCATACTCGGCTTCCACCTGCCGGGCGACGTCCTCGATCGACACCAGCTGGCCGATCGTCTTCTCGTATTCGGCCTTCCGCTGAAGGGCGAGATAGGTTTCCTTGACCCGCGTCGCTGTCGCCGTCGACCAGCGCGAGCTGTCCGGGTCGACTTCCTCGACCGGCGCCAGCGCGGCTTGGGCCGCTGCGCCGAAGAGATCGCCCGCCGGCGCGAGGCTCGGCGCCTCCGTCGAGCCGCCGCGATACGTCTTGGGCCGCTCGTCGAGGGAGCGGTCGCTGGCGGCGACGTCGATCCGGCCCTTGGCGTCGATCACCAGGCGGCCGCGGTTCTTCCACACGGTCACCGTCGAGCGCACGACGCCCCGATGCCGGGAATACTCCGCCTGCGTCATGAACGCCTTGTCGTCGCCGCTCACGCCCTATCGCGCCTCGCCCTCCGCCAGAGGCGCCCTCCTGTTGAATGATTCACGATTCATGATTCAGGGTTTTGGACCCCGCCCCTCGCACACCCCCCGAGGTCGCGCGTACCCCGTTCAGGGGGCGGGGGGGTGGAAGGACCCAAAGCCGTGGGGGGTGTCCCTCAGCGCGAGCCGTCCGACCGGAAACCATTGTTGCCACGCGACCAGCTATAGAAGGCGTCGAGGCCACCGCGATCCGCCCATTGCGACGCGAGCGCGCTAGATCGCGCCCTGCCCATCGCCACCGACCGCGCATACCCCTTGAGCCCGCGCGTCTTCATCGCGTTCGCCAGCGCCAGTGGAAACTGCCGCCGCATCTCGAAACGCATCGCGCGATCGAAGCTGTCATAGAACGGCACGTCCGAATTGACGTGTGCCGAGGGCTTGAACGAATAGACGAGATGCAGCCGGCCCTGCTTGCCGACGAAGATACCGGCGGGCAGCACGCGCAGCGCGCGCTTCGGCGTGTTGGCGATGATCGCCCGCGGCGTCTGATCCTTGCGCACGCCCTTGGCCGTGCGCTTCACGGCGCCGGTGGCAGGGATCGCCAGCCGCTTCTTCGCCTGTTTGGTCCCGCCCTTGGCATGCAGGGCGAGATGCCCGCGCCCGAGGCCGTCGATGATGCCGATGCGCAGGTTGCGCTTGGTCGCCTTCTCGATATTGAGCGCGACGCCGAGGAACCGCTTGTTCCTCGCATTGACCGCCTTCGGCCAGACATCGTCCGTGAGGCCTGCCCTCGTGCGAAAGGCCGCGCTCGTCATGGCATTGGCGAGCGCGAAGGGCAGCTGATCAGCCGCGCCGCCGAGCTTGGCCGTGAGCCGCTCGAAATCCGTCAGATCGAATGTGATGGGCATTCCGGACCATGCGTCGCCACCAGCGAAGATCGGCCTTGGCCGTCTTCCGGGACGAGTGCTCTAGGCGCTTTCACCCTTACGGGGCCAGGAGGATCCACTCGCTTCGTCCTGACCGATTCAGTCTCACAGGGCCTCGATCCAGTCAACGGGCATTGTTGCAGGTGTTGCATGGCCGAAAACGAACAAATCGAGTTCGATTTCCCCTGATTCATTCTCGCGCCGCACCGTCGCATCGAAGCCTGAAAACGGCCCTTCGGTGATGCGCACGCGCTGATCTGGATTGAATCGCAGGGACTTGGGCGGTTTCACCGTCTCGGCGCGATCGACATCCTCCCGTGCCCTAAGCCCGTCGATCACCGCCTGCGGCACCCTCACGAAGCTGTCGCGTTCACGCCGCACGACGCTTGCAACACCGGGGATAAACAGGAGGTCATAGGCTTCCGCGCGCACGGAACCGATGGCGACGAAGAGATAGCCGGGGAACATGGGCTCATTCGAGCGCACCTGCACCAGCTTTTTCTTCGCGCCGGGCTCGGCCCTGAGTCGCCCGCGCTTGCGCGTCGCCATCTTCCACCGCCAGGTCATCGGCACATAGACCGACCAGCCGCGGCGCTCGAGCTGCAGCTGGCAGCGGGCCTCGCTGGCCCCTCCGGTATAGACGATGTACCAGCCGAAGCGGCCGGGCTCGGCCTTCGGCGCTTCGCGATCGACCGTGCCGACGATCTCGCCGACTGTCCAGATCCGTCCCTCGGCCATGGCCGCGCTCTCCTGCATGTCGATCATCACCACGTCGCCCCTTCGCTCAGCATCTCGGCCGCCTCGCCGTCCCCCGCCCGCTCATGCCCCGGCGGCCAGCGGCTCGGCACCCAGAACCACTTCAACAGGCGGCCGATCTCGGCCGGGTCGAGGCGGATGCCGTCGCGGCCGAGATGGTCCTGCCAGGCGAGCATTTCGGCCGAGGGCGCGCCGCCTGCGATGACCTCGATCTTCGCAAGCGCGGCCATCTCGGCATCGCTCGGAAACTCGGCCGCATCGACGCGATAGGGGACGGTGAACATCTGCCCTGCCAGCGCGCGCGCCCGCTGCAGCTCGCCGCGACGGACGCGGCCCCAGAACACCCCATGGATCGCCAGCGTGCGCGGCTCGACCGTCACGGTGCCCGGCGCCGCGGATGCCGGAGCGCCGCCCTTGGCCTGCGCCGGCGCCGCCAGCCGTTCATAGCCGCGATCCTCGAGATAAGTCGAAAGCGCCGGCAGATGCTTGCGGCTGATGCCCCGTCCCTGCGCCAGCCAAAGCTGCAAGTTGGCGATGGCGAGCCCGCGCTGTTCGGTCGAGAGCTTGCGCCAGGCGAGCCATGCGGGCCTGATCTTGTCGATCGCCCCGTTAGGCCAGGCCTCGACCATGGTCCGGAAGTCGGGATCGGCGAGGGGGTCGCCTTCCTCGGAAGCCTCGCGCGCCTCTCTCTCAACCTTAGGAGGGTTATAGGAGGGTTGGGGTGACACAATGCTGTCACCCTTTAGCGTCTCGGATGTCACCCTTTCTCCGGAAAAGGGTGACACGGTGTCACCCTTTCCGAGAGCCTCGCCCTCGGCGCGCGCCGCCCGCGCTTCGCGAAGGCCGAGCCGCGCGGCCGGGTCGTCGATCACTTCCATGAGCCCTTCGAGCGCGTCGATCGAGAGCCGGTATTCGGTCGCGCGCCCGCGCCCGCCGGCGGCATGCGCGACGGCCTCGATCAGCCCGATATCCTCGAAACGCCTGAGGATGCGCTGCACTGAGCGCACGGAAATGCCGCAGTCGAGCGCCAGCCGCTCCTTGGACGGATAGATGCGCCGCCCGTCGTCGTCGGCGCACTCGACGAGGCGCAGCAGCACCATCTTCGCCGAGTTGTCGATCCCGCGCACGCGCCAGGCGAGGCCATAGAGAATGGCGCTCATGTCGCTTCCTGCAGTCGCTTGTGGTCGAGGGCCGAGCGGCCGGGCTCCGGGTCGCCGAGCGAGATCGGCGCCGGCGGCAAACCGTCGCCGGGCAAAGCCGGCGTCGGGCGCACGCGGCGCGGCGTGAAGCGCTTCGGCCGCACGGCCGGCCCCATCGGCCCGGCGGGCAGTCCGTCGCGATCCTCGACGCGCCAGACGGCCACGGCCGCCTTGAGGACGCGCCGCGCCTGTTCCGCGATATCGACGCCCTCTTCCGCCGCCGTCGCCGCCAGCGCGCGCAGATCCTCGTCATCTACGGGGACGTAGAGATACGAGTTCATTCCGCAGCCTCAGCGCCACTCTCCGTCGCCATCACGTCGAACAGTGAGGGCACCGAGCGCTTCGCTTCGGCCTCGCGGCAATAGTGCAGCCCATCCCGGAAATAGTCGGCGTGCAGCTCGCTCGCCTGCCCGCGCCGGCCCTTCAGGATCGCGCGGTAGGGCACGGTCATCAGTCCGCCAAACGGGTCGAAGATCGTCTCGCCGGGCATGGAATAGCGGTCGATCAGCCGGTCGACGATGTCGAACTGCAGTGGGCAGACATGCTGCTCGACATTGCGCCGCGCCTGGTCGCCGTTGAGCGTCCGCATCCTCGCGACGTCGTGCCACACGGTCGGGTCGTGCGAGCCCGGCGCGATGCCCATATAGGTTCGCGGCAGCGCTCCCCTCCGCCGCGCCTCGATCGCCTCACCGAGCGCGACATGGCGCTCAAATTCATAGGGCTCGGCCAGCGACAGCGCCGGGAAGAGCTTCGCCAGCCGGTCCTGCCCGAGCGCGACCAGTTCGTCGATCGTCGGCATGCGGTTGCCCGACGAGCGCCAGAAGGCATGCGCGTCGACCTGCCAGCGGGCGAGGCTGTATTCGTCCGGCGATTTCCTAACTGGCAGGTCGGCATAGCCCTTGGAGCGGTCGCTCTGCCTTTTCCGGAACAGCAGCACATATTCGGGACAGCCGACGCCCATCTTGGTGCCGTCCTTCAGCATCTCCGAATACGTCAGCCGGTAGGTCTGGTTGTTCTCGCGAACGACATCGGTGACGACGGTGATCATCCCGCAATACTGGAAGCCGTGCCGTCGATAGTGGAAGATCGCCTCGGCATGGAAGGGCGAGACAGTCGGAATCCCCTCCCCCGTCACATTGCCGAACAAGATCCTGTCCTTGACATGGATGCAGGCGAGCCGGCCCGGCTGCAGGATGCGCAGCAACTCCGGCGTCAGGAAGTCCATCTGCTGCCAGAAGTGCTCGTTATTGTCGGTATGGCCGAAATCGTTGTAGCTCGCCGAGTATTCGTAGTGGTTGGCGAAGGGAATGGAGGTGATCACCTGGTGAACGCTCGCCTCGGCCGTCCGCGCCGCCTCATCGACGCAGTCATTGTGCGCAATCAAGAAATGCTCGCCGCGCGCCTCGCGCCGCTCCACGCCCATGGACCGCGAGAGCACGCGCTCGACCGGCAACTGGTCGAGCCCATAGGTGCGGATGATCTCGCTCATGCGCGCCATCATCGCGTCGTGCTCGGCCCATTTGCGCTCCAGCTCGCGGCGGACCTCGCGCTCATCCTCTGAATAGATCAGGTCGATCGTGCAGGGCTCGGCCTGTCCGAAGCGCCAGATGCGATGACAGGCCTGGATGAAGTCGTGGAACTTGAAGCCGATGCCAAGGAAGATCGCCCGGTGGCAATGGCGCTGGAAATTGCAACCGGCGCCGGAGAGGATCGGCTTGGTCGCGAACAGGCGGAAGGCACCATCGGAAAAGTCGACGACGCGGCTTTCGCGCAGGTCGAGGTCCATGCCGCCATGGATCGAGAGCACGCCGGGCACGGCCGCCTCGATCGCCAGCCGCTCCGCCTCGAGGTCGTGCCAGATGATGGCATGCGCGGCAGGATCCTCGGCCAGCAGGTCCTGCATCTTGCCGATCCGTTGGGGCAGGCTGTCGCGCTTCGCCGCCGCCGCCTCGGAGAGGCCGAGCGCGGCGTTGCGGAAGAGCCGCGTCTGCCCGTCGCGATCCTCGCCGGCGCCGGCATGGTCGGCCGGTACCTCGTGCCAGCGCACGGTGACGGGCGGCAGGTCATAGCCCTCGTCGGAGAATCCGAGGTCGGACGGCCGCTGCACGAAGATCGCCCACGAGTGCACCCACAGCCAGAATTCGTCTTCCTTGTGCGGATAGAGCGTGAGGTTGCCGGCGCTCTCGCTGTCGCGCTGGAAGAAGCGGGTCAGCGCCTGGCCGGTGTCCATGACGCCGAGGAAGCCGGCATAATGGATCAACTCCTTGACGCGGTTCGGCGACGGAGTGGCCGTGGCGACGAACTTGAAACGAACGCGCTCGAACAGCGGCAGGAACTCCTGGAAAGTCTTGGAGCCATAACTGCGCAGCACCGCCGCCTCATCGAGCGAAACGCCGGTGAAGAGGTTCGGATCGAGCTTGCCGTCGCGGATCGTCTCGTAGTTGGTCAGGTTGATCGCGCCATGGTCGATCTCGGACGCCGAGCGGATGAAAGCGACGCGGACACCGAGCGCGGCTGCGTCGCGGCGGAACTCCTGCCGCACGCCGAGCGGCATGACGATCAGCACCGGGCCGCCGGTCATGGCAAGCACGAGCCGCATCAGCTCCAGCTGCAGCCGCGTCTTATGCAGCCCGAAATTCAGGAACAGGGCCCGGCGCCCGCCGCGCAGCGCCCAAGGCACGATGGCGCGGATATGCGGCTTCAGGATCGGCTCGGGCGTAACGAGATCGAGCGGCACGGCGATGCCATCCTCGACCGCGACCGGCATCTTGGAGGCGAGGAACTGCCGATAGGGATCGATGGTCATGCCCGGCCTTTCTCGGCCAGCATGGCCCGTCGCTGATCATGGGTGGCGTTGCCGTAGCGCGTCAGCCAGGCGAACCGCTCCTGCCCGAGCGCAGTGATCCTGAGCGTCCCGCCATGGCGCTCGACGAGGAGCAGCCCGGCCAGATAGCCGGCCCAGGCTTCGCTGATGTCCTCGCCCGCCTCGACCGCCTTGAGAGCCGACCATTCGTCGAGGGTTCCGAGCGAAAGGGTTC